TCTATAATTCTTCCTGGACTCCAATAATCTTCTAATATAATTAAATCAGCATCTTGGATCCAATTAGATCCACCAGATCTTACTACGTGTACAAATAATGGATTAAGTTTAGTAAGAACAGGTTCTCTTGCAATTACTTCAGCTTGATATATTTCCTCAGCACTAATCAAAGCATCTTTAAAACCTTGGTTAAAAATATGATCCATATGATATTCTTTGTAATAATGTCTTAGAATATTTGTAGCAGTAATTTCTTTTATATCTTGCCAATCATATTTTAAATACTTTTCGAACTTAGTCATCATCTCCTGAACTTGTTTTTCATCAAGATTAGGATTTTCAATTATTTCTTTTAGTTTTTCAGACCATAGTCCTTTCTTTGCTTCTTCTTTTTCAGATATAGCATCAGGATTAGTAACTACTACCTTGTAATCAAATCTTCTTTTTAATTCTTCTCCAAGTAATAAATCTATTTTAGGAGCAGCAATAGGATAATGTGGTAGTTCATCTGGAATATATCCAGCCACAGTTTTATGTGGATTGATTGTTAATTCAATATCTTCTTTATCAATTATACCATTATATAACTGATAATTAATAAGATTATTTTTTCTATGATTTCTTACACCTTCATTTTGATATATACCTTTACTATCAGCTGCGTCAATACACTGTTTAGCCCATGATTTAGTTTTACCAGCTTTACCCAATTTTTGTCTTGGAAAAGCTGAAAATGATGTTTGATCTTTATTTGCCATTTAGTTATCTCAATTTATTATCAAAATTAATTTCTATTACTTAATTTAAAAAATATTTACAACTAAATTAATCTAATTCTGTTAG